GTCCGAACTATTGCTGCGGTATCCGAGTTCTGTTCGACGTTGTCGTTGTAACTTTTCTGATTCCTTCCCAAATGATACAGGTTTATTACGAGGACCAACCTCAGGAGATGGCGAGCGAATTTTAGGGATGTGTGGAATAAGAACCTCAAATGTCAACGGTTTTTCACTGGTAGGAAAAAAGCTAGCACCAGCATTGATGTGCGGCAGAAGCACCTGTATCAAAAATGATATTCCTAATAAATTCGTGTTAGGGCACGTTTCCAGTTCAAATATGTATTTTTCGGCACTTATATTGTTATATGTATGTATTGCGGTCATAAGAATATTTAAAACAATTGATGAAACTGTCGAAGTTTTTCCGTAAGTTCGTGCTATATGGCAAATTCCGTTTTGAATAAAAGAGTTTAAATTGTAAATATTATCTTCGTCATCGGATGAAATTAAATCTTCTAAGTTTCGCAAGCATGATGTAATCGATGCCTCGTTGGAATTATGAATGCCATTAAAGATATTGTCGGATTGATTTTGTAATGTTCTAAAAATTATTTTCAAAGAAGTAGTCGAACCTAATTCAATTATTTTTTTTTTTTCGAATTCCATAGTGATTATATATATATAACAAATATTTTTGTACTTTTTTCAAAAAAAAAAACAATTGAATGACATGATTTTCTAAATAGCTTAGCCCAAAATATAATCAATCAATTGAACTTGATTTAATGATGTTTTTAATTATTTAGGTGTGTTATTGTATGCCGGAATAACCGATTAGTATAATGAAATGAAATTGGAATAGCCCAATCCGATATATATTATTGTGGTATATTACAAAACTCAACTATTCAAATACGCGATCCAACGGATATAGAAACCGCATCTACATAAACCGACCCAAATAGTGGTTCTTGTTTTATTTAATTTAATCCAACTATTTACTTGCGTTTAGCATTCTAATCAATATATAATTTTAATTGTATCTTTTGGTATAATCCACTGTTTTTATATTTAGAAACAAAATATGAAAAAAATTGATTTTTCAAAATATATGTATATATATGCAGAAATTATAATAATGGCACATCAAGATTGGGAAACTGTAGTTTTTAAGAAGCGTCCTAATCAGACAGAAGCGATTAAAGCTGCTCAGCGTTCAGGTAATACCGAATCTATAAAAAAAACAGATGCGGGTAATCGTCAAAATTCAACAATCGTAAATTCTTATAAGATAGATAACATCGATAGTAGTGAACAAAAATTATCACTTAAAATGATTGATACAAAAGCAACTGAGGCTATTAGAAAAAAACGTTGCGAATTAAAACTAAGTCAAAAAGAATTGGCAAATAAGGCACAAGTACCTGAAGCAGTTATAAAAAGTCTTGAAAATAATAAGGAACAACATAATCCTCCATTACTTACAAAAATTCAACGTGTATTGGGAATTAAATTATTAGGTCAAAATATTGGAGAACCATTATAATATTTTATAATTATATATGTCTAATAATATGATTACTATATCTGAAAAATTATCAAAGGTTGTGTCACGCGATTTTAAGATATTTAATAATAAAATTTTTATTTGTAGTCATTTTTATCAATTAAATCGATGGGTATCTCAAATATCATGTTATGATTTATCTGGTAATACAATCAATACATTTGGAAAAAATGGAAAAGTGTTATTGACTGGTTTTCGAAATACTACAGAAAGTTTTCAATTAAAATTAAGTGGAAATTTTCTATATTTAATTGGTACTTCTCAAAAATTGTCAAGAGATGGATTTATATTAAAACTTAATAATATAACAGGTCAAACTATAAATAATTTTGGGTTAAATGGTATTGTAATGTTTGATATATTAGGTAAAAATGATTTTGTATCTGATTTTTTATTAGATAATGAAAATCTTATTATACTTGGATATAGTAGTTTAAATGGTTATTTCTCGGTATTTTTAATGAGAATTAATATTTTGACTGGTAAAATAAATCCAATTACATCGAAAAATACTATATTTAATGAATTTAACATTGAATATAGAAATGGAATAATGCTTATTTATAAAAATAATACAGATATAATACCAAAATCATTTATTACTAATCAAAATAGTATAATTATTGGCGGCGGTATTAAAAATCATACATGGGATGGTTTTATTATGAGTATATCCGCTAATTATTTAATGATAAATATTTCTATACAAAATTATTTAAATACATATGATATGAACAATAGTATTATTTTTAATCATAATAAATTAGTTTTACTTACTACAGTAACAAATTTATTAAATTTAAATGTTGTAATTTTATCTCAATATAATAAGGATAATTTTTTAATAGACAATAGTTTTAAACAATTTATTTTCAGCACAATGAATTTTGATTTAGCTGGTAAAAAAATTTTAGTTGATAATGATAAATTATATATATTATGTAATTCAAATAATAGTGTTTTTATTTTTTGTTATTCTTCTGATAATACATATACTACTTTTCAATATACATCTAAAAAATCAATTTTTGGAAATAATTTTGAAATATTAAATAATAACTTATATGTTGAAATAGATTTAGATGTAAATGCTTTAATACTATGTATTGATAAAAATATTGGAAATACAAAAATAGATATATAATAAATAAAAATATATATTAAAGTGTATTTACTTTTATTTATTTAAATTAACTGTTTTAACGCTGTCTAGACATTCTTGATTTTTTTCTTAATGCTCTCTTGGTAGATTTACGTAAGGAAGAACGACGCCGGCGGTAGCCACCTTCTGCCTTACTTGCGGCAGCAGCAGCAGCCTTAGCCTCAGCGAAAGCAGCCTTTTTTTTAACATTCATACTATAAAACGTATCATTATCTATTTCTTCACTAGCTAAACTGAAGAAAAACCTATCTAATTCATTTATTCTTGGAAATGTATTAAGAACAACGTATCCCTCTCCATTAACTCCGTTTTTACCAACTTTTTTGCCTAATTGTCCATCAGCTAGAAGTAATTCTCTAAGTGTAACCTGCTCATCTGGGGAAAGTAATTTCATTCCTTTACTGCGGCCAACTTTCCAAATGTAGGCATACCCACCATCATCTTGTGGGTCCATTCGTACAAAATAAGCGTCGTAAGACATTTTTTTTTATATATTATATGTTAATATTTTTTTTAAAATTAGCCTTAATTTAATTTACTGAATATCAAAATTATAACGCACATAATAATTTAAACAGATTGTATAAAATATTGTTTAGGTTTTTTAGAAATTTATATCTAAAATATATATGATTAAGCGTATATATATTTTATTCATTATATTAGTAATCATTCTAATTTATTACTGTAAACAAAAAAAATTAGAATTAGGAACATATACATCATATCCAAATATATATAATTATTATTCAGATGTTAAAGCATATATTTCGGTAATTCGCCACGGAGAAAGATATCCAACTAAAAATGTGTTTAAAAAAATAGATAAATCGATTGGTATTACAAAATATAATGATTTAACACCGCGTGGACATAGTAATATGTATCTATATGGAATTATATTAAAGAGAATGTATCCACAAATTTTTAATAATGAAAATAATTACAATATATATTCTACGACTATTAAACGTGCTATAGAAAGTGCTGATAGTTTTTTAAATGGATTAAATAGTAATAAAAAAATTATACTGGGTCCAGAAATTGATAATTTTTTAAAAATCAATAAATTTTTTTTAAAACAAGACGTCCCAGGTGACGTATATAGCTGTCAATTTGCTAATATACTATATAAAAATTATGATAAATGTAATTATACAAAAATAGAAAAAGTTGAAAAAGAACATGACCGTATTAATTATAGGTCTATTTTATTACATCATGAAAAGGGATTAAAACTATATACTTTTTTATTGTCCCTATTACAAAAATGTACCTTATCAAATCAACCACACGGTTCAATATTTTTTTGTCATGACAGTTCATTAGCTCCACTTTTCTATTATTTTAAATTATTACCTAGTGAAAATAATTTTAAAAATAGTGAAATGTTACCATTTGGTGCTAGAATAGAAATTTTAATAAATTATAACAATAATATGTTATTATTTTTGAATGGTAAATTTATTAGATTTATGTAATTAATTATGTAATATAAAAAAATTGAATAATATATTCATATTTTTAAAAAAGATATATTAATCATTTATGCGAAATTTAATTGTAGTTTTGAACGAAATTATTACTTTAATTCCTGATACAGAAGATAATGAATTTAAAGAAAAATTAGAAAAAATCAGATATAAAGCGTCGTGTGCTGCTCCAGAAATTATGTATACTATGTGGCATGACACACAATGTGTAATTTCTAATCATTTTGAAAATAAAAATGTTTTACCCGAATGGGGCGTTGAATTTATCAAAATATGGACGGATAAAACTGACCAATAATAATTATAATTTAAAAAATATATAGTGTATATATTATATAATGTTAGATAAACCTCCACAGTGCTATAAGTGTCTTAAAATACTGAATAATATCGAACAAAATAGCGGTTCAATGTGTAAAGAGTGTCATGATAAAATGATACAACAATGTAAAAAGGATATAAATGATAATGGTTATTGTTGTGATTATAATGGACAACTTTATTGGTTTTAACTTCTTAAATTTGTCATCATACTATCATATATTGGTCGATAATTTTTTTTAAGACTAGTTTCTGCCTTGGAAACAATACCAGTGTTTTCAACTTTATCTCTATAAAAAGCCCACATAGGCATTATTCTTTTACTATCACCAACTGTTCCAATAACACCATCAAATCGAGCTCCATAACATTTACTTAAAACAAATAATATCATTGGTTCACAAATACTATGACCGGAAAAATCACTAATATGTATTACCATACTACCTCCTATTTGTAAATGCGCCCAAGCATTTAATATACTACGAAACAGGAAATTAGTAACCCAATTTTCAAATACAGTAAATTTACTAATCGATTGCGTCCCTTCCGTATCATTTGTATCATAAATTTCTAAATTAAAATAAGGAGGACTAGTAAATATAAGATCAAATAATTCGCTACCTAAATTCGCTGTTTCAAATGGTTCATATTTAATTTCATAATTTGTTTTTCCAGACCTCATATATTTAGCAAAGGTGTCTAATATTTGATTATGACCGGCCATTAATTTTTTGTTGGGATCATATCCTAAATATCGCTCAGCATGATGTCCTATAGCCGCAATAAGTCTATCTCCCCAACCAGCACTTATATCTAATATTTTACGAGCATTGTAATGAATGTAGATTGACGTGGCGCAAGTTATTTTAAAATTTGTTGCTTCATATTTTTTTCGCCAAAGAATTTCACGTATTTGAAAACTATCAACTGTGCCTGTTTGTTCAATACACTCAGCAACTAGTTCTGCTTTATGTGTATTGAAATATTCTAGAGGAGACTGGTCCTTATCATATCGTTTAGCATCAACCCGAGCATATTCTGTCATAATATCAGTTAATCGGTCAATATTTTCATAGTCTGTAGCTTGTTGAATATATGAAATACTTTTATTACGAAATTCGTTTGTTCTCAATTCTTGATCTAACCAATGCATTCCTACAAGAGTAAACTTATCATAAGAAATAACTGGTTTATATTTTATAACATTACTAAACAAATTATAGGGTTTATTATAAAAGTATTTAAGATATGGATAATTTATACTTGATTTTGCTACACTATCAATAAGTTCCGCTTTATTCATTTTTACCACTTCATCTGCTGGAATATGGATTATATTGTCATCCTGTGATAGATATTTACTTAAATTAATCATAGTTATATATATATTATGATTTTAAATATAATTATATCAATTTTTATTTATAAATATATTTAAAATTCTTCAACACTATTATTATAATCATTACCATTATGATAGGTATGCCATAGATATTCAAAAATTACCTTAGATATATAAATAACAGTAAAATTAGTTGAATTTATTGGAGATATAAACCAATTATACAATAGCAACTCTTTAAATAAATCTGGAAAAATGATTAATGGATTAGAATTTAATAGTATATAAAATAGAGTAATTCCTACTAAACGTAATAATATTATAAACAAATATAATGGACTAAGACCTAAGTAAAAATATAATACTATATATGTAAACAAGTCAACAGCCTTATCACTTGACTGGTATCTATAACTTTTACAAATTTTAAATACATTAATTATTTTATCTTTCCAAGCTACTAATTTACTAGTCCAACAATCAGTAAAATCAGTCAAAAAAATAGCAATTGTTTTTATACGATGATCAATTGGTAAAACTAATATTGTTAATATTAAAATAATACGAACCAGTATACCTGTTGTTATATACTTCGCATAAACCATATATATTATAGATTTAAATAAAATTGATTTAAAGAATATATAAACAATAAGATTATAAGGTGTCAAAAGAAATATGTCAAAAAAACAGGCATTAAAATCAAAAATACCATTGACTAAATTAGGAGTACAACAATTATTAATAGAAAAAACAAATTATCTAACAAAACGTGGATATGCTATTTTCAAAGACCAATATGATGTCCCCTTTTTAGAAAATATAAGAAAAGAACTAACCGTACTACCGTTTACAATAGAAGATTTTGGTGCTCCTGCTCGTAGTTTTCCAGTTTATTTAGAAAGTCCAAAAAAAATATATATACCTAAACATTTTGCTTTTAAACATATTGGAATACCAAGTTGTATACATACCAAGGAACCAAGTAGAACTAAACTTGAATTTTCTGGAAGTGTTCGTGATAATCAATTAGTTCCTATTCAAAAATTTTTAAACAGTTGTAATTTAGGTGGGGAATATACAAATGAGAGTTTATTAACATATAGTTACGGTGGCATTATAAGTTTACCATGTGGTTGGGGCAAAACCGTTATAGGATTATATATTGCTGTTAAATTAGAAGTAAAAACATTAATAATCGTTCATAAAGAATTTTTGGTCAATCAATGGAAAGAACGTATCGAACAATTTATCCCTAATGCTAAAATTGGAACTATTCAACAAAATAAAATGGATGTAATAGGTAAAGATATTGTTATTGGAATGTTACAAAGTATTAGTATGAAGGATTATCCTGATTGGATATTTGATGATTTTGGCTTTACGATTGTCGATGAATGTCATCATATTTCCAGTGAGGTATTTTCAAGAGCCTTACCTAAAATAAATTCACGATATACCCTAGCATTATCGGCTACACCAAAACGGAAAGATCGTTTAGAATGTGTTATGGAATGGTATTTGGGACCCTATATATACATAGTTCAACAACAGAATACGAAACAGGTAAGAGTTAATATGATATACTACTATAATAATAACGCATTATATAGTGGAATGGAAACGTTGCCTAATGGAAAACCGTGTATTGCTCGTATGACAAATAATATTACAGAATTTAATCGACGAAATCAATTAATTTTAGAAATTCTACGTAGATGTGTTCAACCAGAGGAAAGTCATATATTGGCTCTAAGTGATAGACGTGAGCATTTACGATACTTACATGATACACTAGAAGAACGTAATACATCAACTACTGGTTATTATGTAGGTGGAATGAAAGAAAAGGAACTAAAAGAGTCTGAGAGTAAAAAAATTATGTTAAGCACATATACAATGAGTAGTGAAGCGTTGGATGTTGCTAGTCTAAATACACTTGTGCTAATGACAAGTCATAGTGGAGGAAGTGTTCATACTCAAAGTTGCGGGCGCATTTTACGAAAGGCACATGGAGATATTATTCCAACTGTTTGGGATATTGTTGATGATTTTAGTATTTTTAAAAATCAGGCTAAGAAACGTCTTGAATACTACAAAAAACAAAATTATGAAATTTATAGGGTTGATATTTTAGACAGGGAAGAAATTCCTATCGAACAAATGATAGCTCAATTGGACCAATTAGTTAAAATAGAAAATAGTAAAACAAGACTTGAAAAAAAAATGGAAGAATATGAATCAAAAAAATGCTTACTGTTAGATAATGATTAATAATTAAACAAATATGTTGTTGTTAGTTTTACATTAATGATATGCCGTCTAAAAACGTATTTTTATAAAATTATTAGTTAAATTATAAAATATATTTTTAACTTATATAACAACGACAATGTCTGGACATTCTTTAGAAGAACATTTACTAGTATCCAGAATATTACCTAAAGATCAAAATAGAACACACCAAATACAAAGTATAGTAGAGACTGAACTTACAGAATTTGTTTTAGAACATGATTTTGAAATTTATTCATTTTTACAAGATGGTATATATGGACAAATTTTACAGGCAATTGATAAAAAGACTGGAAAAGAAGTTGTTTTAAAAAAAATGAAACATTATATTAAAAATGAATTGATACGTTCAGATATAATTCAAGAAATTGCATTGTTACAATTATTGAATAAATATCCTCAAACTATGGCCGTCACGTTTTATGGCGTGGCATTTAGTGAAGATGGTGAACACTTGTACTTGGTTTTGGAAAGTCTTGAAAAATCTCTATGGGAAATCAAAAGTAATATCTCTTCACAACAAATTAAAATTATATTATATCAAATAATAAATGCATTCTATTTTATTCATGGATTGGGCATTATACATAATGATATTAAATTGGCAAATTTAATGATTAAAAATAATCATATTCGTATTATCGATTTTGGTATCTCTTCCTTTTTGGGTGTAGGTCCAGCTGTAGAATTAATTAGTGATTATATGTGCACTGAACAAACAAAAGCGCCTGATAGTGAGGACCAAATAAAGTATGGTTATATACATACAAATCGAAAATCTTATGTAAGTGATATGTTTAGTATTGGATGTTCAATAATTCAATTAGCAACAAAGGAAAAAACAAAAAAAATAATGGTAGTAAATGATACAATTTATTTAGTAGATGGCGATAGAAATGTCGACATATCAAGTTTATTAGCAGATGATCAAATGTTTGGCGAGAAGGGTTATGATTTATTACTAAAAATTATGAATCCGGACACACATCTTAGATGGTGTGATATTCAAGCATTATCCCATTCATATTTTGCCGATATACCTACAGATAGATCACTGATATTACATGGCGGAGGTTTAGAACAATTTTTCGAAGAACAAGTTCAATATAGTTTTGAAGAATTTAGTAAACATCAAATGGAAATATGTTTTTTAGAAATTCAACATCAAACGTATATTGATGACAAAATATCATTATTTGATTGTGATGAACGCATGATAAATTCATATTTTTCAATTATGGATTGGATATTTAGTATATTTTTAAAAACATCAATTATTGAAGGATTTGATACATTAATAAATAATATATGTTTAATCAATGGATCGTTTAAAAGAATATTTAACAAATATGGACCATCAACCAAACTACAAATGCTAGGTATTTTACCCAATCATATATCAAGAAGTATATTTAATTATAGTGAATTGGATTTAATCACATATAGTCAACTATCAGCTGATGCATTTGACACTTCTCAAGCAGTGGATTTTATATTAAATGAGATAATGCGAGAAAATAATTTTAAAATACCCATATATCCTATTTCGGTTCATATACAATATATATACCTAAATTTAAAGTATGTTCTAAAAGAAGCTCATATACAATCTGAAGAAATTTTAAAGAATATATTTATAAACATTTGTATTCATTTGATCTATTGGTTAATTCAACCAGAGCCATTCATAGATAATGATTTAACAATTTGGGAAATGATTATATTCTGCACAAATCGAACATTATCATTGATTTTAAATATCGACGTATACGAATTAAATCAAAAACCAATGATATATTTTCTGACATTAGATGACAATAAATGCCTTGAAATAAATAAATATTTTGTAACAAAATTAAAAGATAGTTTTTTTCCAACTAAATTTAGATATTTAAACGCAATTTTTGATGATTTGAAAGGTAAGTGATATAGATAGAATTAAATAGTTTTATCATAGTTGATTAACAGATTAGTTCGATAATTTGAATAAATGATTTACACCCTTGAAGATTTAAAATGGCACGCTTAATGCCAAAAAATCAATAAGGTTTGCCCTTAGCAGAGCGTGTAAATTTTGATGGTCCATTTTTTGTATACTAAAAACGTTGTCATTTACTTTACGTATTTCACATAGAAGACATGTATGTTCCGGAACTATATCCCGAACTAAATCCAGTGCCCCAGGGATCCCACCAATTAAATGTAGGCCATTCAATTAAACCCCAATCTGGTGATAAAATTAGTTCTTCCGGAGCTTTATTGTTTGAAGATTGGCTGGGTGTAGGATTAAAAACACGCATACGCCTATTAGTAGGCTGATTATTCACAAGCCACGATATACGAATTGGTTTGCCAGTTATACTTATCATATTAAAACTATTCATTAATATAGATAATGTATCATTAGGATTAAAGAATACACCCGAGATTTCCATACTTGTTCGAGGATAGGTTTGATTATGAATTGTATCAACTGTTGGAGATGAATTAAATGTAAAATCTACTGGCATAGAAAATGTTATTGTTCCATCATTATTAAATGTTTTTGTTTGTATGTGTAAGACTAGTGGTTGGAATGGATCACCACGAAAAGTCCAGTCTAATAAACTAGCATTAACAGGATCTTTTACAAAATCAATATCAACACGCTTACCTAATACCTTATCATAATAATTAGCACGTTTAAAAATAACTGCTGAATTTTGTTGTTTATTAAAGAAATAGTCTAAAAATTGTTTGTTTGTATTTAGTGATGTTTCAATATATATACTATTAGTTGAACGTTCTTGTAATAATCGTAAACTATCAATTTCTAAAAAATTGTGTATTTTTTGTAAGCAAACATATTTTTCAAGATTTAAAACGTTTGTCTCATGGTGAAATATGTAGCTAGCTCCTAAGCGATTTACTACTGGTTTAAGGGCATCCCTAAATTTATTCATTGTATTAAAAAGACATAACCTAACTAGATTTTCGGGATTATTATTTGTAAATTTATCTATAGCACGCACGCATTGATTGATATGCGGCATTATATAAAACATATCAACAGCTAATGTATAATTAACATTAGTATTATTTACTCGTTGATTATTATCGTCGATAATGTTTGCTGCAGCAACTACAATTCCTAATACATTATTATCGACAGTAAGTATACTGCCACTTGATCCCGTATCGGCACTATAGTCTGTCAATATAAACCCTCCAGGAGTAGATAGCTCATTAATTATGCTAATATTTTCTTTAGTGCCGATTGTATAGTTCATACTAAGTATTTTAGTATCTAAGCTATTTGCTACACCATTTTTATTCGCGTATAATATCTTAGCAGGTTTATTAGTAATACATCCATAAAAACCAGGAATAGTATTTAAATAGGATAAGCTTTTATATAGGTGATTATTATTTATTACATCCGGATTTTCAACTATACCCATTGCGATATTAAGAAAGGTGTGCTGAATAGTAAATAGACAAACCGTAACATTTATACTCTCCTTTATATTACACTCTTCCTCAAGAACTAGTTGAACTTTAACCTTATACGTATTAGGTTGTAATACATGTAGTGGACAAATAGCGTATACATTATTTTTATCAGTAGCGTCTACTAATTTAAAGAGTAAGATAGTCGTTTGATTAGTTTGTAATTTTCCAATTAATACCATTTTATATATATTAGATTTATATTTTTTATTAATTAATAAAATTTCTTTAAAATATATTAACCCTTATGAAGTTTTTATACCGTCTGTAGATTTCGTAATATAAAAATCATACAATTTATAAAATAGTCGGTTTATAAGAATAATAACTAATAATAAGAATAATAACTAATAATAAGAATAATAAAAATAATAGAATGGGTGCCATGTTTCTCGAACCATACGACTAAATTCATTTATGTCTAATTGACCATTTCTGTCTGCATCAAATTGATTAAAATAATTCACGAAACCATTAATTTCGTGAATTCTCCCCTGGTGTATTAATGATAGTATATCGTCTGGTATAATTTTATCTGTAAATGGATGTGTACCCGTAGATAAATATAATGCTGAGAATTCATTTATACTAATTGCGACGTTATTATCAATATAGTAAATAATGTTTGTATTTCATCAATATTTAAAGACATACTATTAAAATGCCATACAATAAAATTATAATCCTTATTTTCTAAATTTCTGGTGTAGAGAATATACAAAAATTTTCAAAATTTTTAAAATTTTCAAAAAATTCAATAGGGTTTTTAATGTTTGTTAATAGAAAATTATACGCTATATCAAATACTTTGTTGTATAAACGTCTGAAGTTTATTTGTGGAGTTTCATACTTTTTAAATATTTTTAATAATAATTCCGTATTTGCTATAATTTTTGCTAATTTATTAAATTGTTCAGGTGTAATATTCGGACGTAAATCGCGTTTAAGCTCTGATTTCAAAATAGGTAATAATGTATCTTCAATTGCTTTACCAGGATAACACCAATCTGCGTAACTATCAATATTTCTAATATAATAAATATCCATATATGTTGTAACTCTTCCAGTTTTTGATACAATAAATAATGGCATATTTGTTTCGGCACTCGCTCTAATAATTCTATCTATAGAATGATATTCAAGATATAAATATGGACAATAAAATGGTCTTTGAGTATATATAGCATAACCATTATAATATATGTGGTCAATATGTGTTCCTTTAATTGTTAATATATAATCATCACTTTTTTCTTTATAAAGTATATGGGCTAAGTCAATTACTATAAAAGGCATATCAGTCGAAATATGTAATGTATCTCTTGTAAACGTAGACACCGTCACTCTGCCCGATGTATCAGCTAAATCATTTTCTGATAATATATTTCTTAAATCTATTTCAAATTGGTCTAATGACCAATCTGGTTTTATATCCCAACCATGACTTAATGGATCAAAATGATGAATTTCAATATTTCTGAACCGTAATGGTATATTATCAATAATATATTTTCGTAATATACTATTCCAATCATGAACATAATGATTTGGATTATCAAGATAATTTGGGCCATCAGCTATACCAGTAGTAAATATTCTAAATGTTGTTGGATAACCATCATCTACATCATTATGGCAGTAATCATTTGCCAACGTTTGATATTCTTGTGGTGAAATAAGCTTGCCGCGCGGCGTATAATATGCACCTCTTAAATATATGCGATTACATAAAGCATTAGCATAATAGCAATCACCCTGAACCGATACTCGCTCATCAGGATTTATATGTATTAACTCTTCATTTGTTATGGGGTCTAAATCATGTGGTCCTGGCGGAGGATTACACTCGCCTCCTAATTTATTAAAGTTCTTATGTTTAGAACTTTTTTTTTTAAATATTTTTTTTTTTCGTGAAAGAACCATATATATACTATTATCCAAGAAAATAGTTTATATACTGGATTACCAAAAATATGTATCTGTTTTCAATAATCGTAATCTATATAATAGAATTATTCATATAGAATATTTTTTTTATATTCATAAAAATATAATGAGTAAATACATAGATTATTTTTGGAAGTATTTGGAATCTAAAAATATTATAGATATTTGGGGACTTCCTGGAGGAGCAATTTCTGATATAATATCAAAAAAACCGACATCAATAAGTTGGAATAATGTGGGTCATGAATTACAAAATGGATTTTTAGCATCAGTATATGGATATTATAAAAAAAATGTTGGCATATTGTTTACAACAACTGGTCCGGGAATAGCAACTTCTTTGTCCGCGTATATAAATGCGGAAGCTGAAAATTTACCTTTGTTACTTATTAGCACATTTAATCCAATTACAAATGACGATTTTCAGTGGTGGAATATTAAACAAATAGGTGCGACGATAGGTCATTTTTTTTATATAGAAAATAAGGAAGAATTTATTAATAAATTACATGAGGCTTATGATTTAGCAAGACAAAACACAGGAGTTATGTTATTAATAAATATTAATATATTAAATCAACCAGCTGAGATACCAGACACAATTAATAAACAAATTCAGTGTAATGAATTTAAACTATGTAGAAATAAAATTGTAAACAAAATAAATATAAAATTTTGTAATAAAAAATCTTTAATTGTTATAGGTAAAGGGTTATTTTTTAATTATGAAGTGTTAAAACAATTTATTTTAAGAAATAATCTACCATATGTCACAACGTGGAAACAACGATATATAATAGAAAACTCACTATATTGTGGAAGACTAGGTTCACTTGGCAACCATTCGGCAAATTATGCTGTTATAAAAGCATCACGCATTTTAATAATTGGTGATATTTCGGAAGGATTAAATAGTCCATTCTTTTTAAATAAATTTACCTTCAGAAAATTAAATAAAAAAAGTATTGTTTATTTACTTAATAATAAATTGGTTGCTGAAAATAATAATAATATTAATAAAACATTTGTTATTGAAAATTTAGACTATATTCTTAATAGATTAAATTTTTGTCCTAAATTAACTTGGATTGATACTATTACTAATGGAATTAATAATTTATTATTTGACTTACCTCGCACTTCTCAATTAGAAAAATATATATACTCTGCTACACAAGCATATAAAAAAAATAATCTAAATTACGCTGTAACAAGTGGTGTAGGAAATCATTGGTATACACTGGGTAAATATTTGGATATATCCGAACCAAATTTATTTGAAAGTCCTACGAATTGGGCATCGATAGGTATTGGATTAGCCAATGGTATTGGATTATATATGGCTACAAAAAAACCCGTTTGGATATTTGAAGGCGATGGTGGATTTTTATTTGGTTCAACAACATTTTTATATTTATTAGATAATCCAAATTTACCATTGACTGTAAGTATATTTATTGATAAAACGTATTCAGCCGTCGTTCAAACGTATGTTTCAAAACAATTTACAAATAATAATTCTAATAGTGTATCGTTTTCAAGTTGGAGTAAAATATTACCTAATTCAATTATATTTACAAATGAAAATGACTATTATAATTATTTATTACTAAATCCAATCACTGATTATGTAAGATATATACTATTAATTATAAATAATGATGATTTATATGGATCTCTCGTTTATGAAATAAACATAAATGAAAAATATATACTAAATGCCGAAAAAAATAATTTTAATGAAATGATAAACGCACCATATATACTATAATGTATCAACGACCTAATTAGAACAAAGATAGATGGGATTTCCCATAAATATTTTTTCTAACTGTTTATCGAGTACAGTTAAATTTAATACATCTAATATTTTCAAAAATGTAGGATAAAAATCAATATCTTTATTATCAGCTAAAATTTTAATATATTCGAAAAATTCGGTGTCATTTGAAAAAACTTTTACACTAAGACCACTTGCCTTCATTACATAAATATCTATTGGGGCATACCAATTATTTAGATTTAATTTATTTTCATATAATTGATTTATTTTTTTTTCTTCCAGTTTAAAAAAATTTAAAAATTGAATAATATTGCTACTTGTCATGTTTTATACAATTTATATTGAAAAAAAAAATATAAAATAAACTATTATAGCTCTAATTTCTGTTCGGTGTTATTTATTGTTAATATTTTTTTTTTCTTTATATATTGTTTTGGTTCTGCTTTATCAAAAATTATATTATATTTTTGAATAGCACCTTTTGGAAAGAGCTTATCCTTATATAAATTTAATTTTTTATAACATTTGCTAATGGTTACTTCACTTATTTTTGTAGCAGTATGAACTTGAACTTTTGTTATACGCATCTTTAATATACTAGAAACTAAAAATATAGCGCCCGCAGCTATTGATGGTGGTGTATTATCATCAAATACATCTTGACGCATTGCTTCAAAAACCACAAATTGACAAATATATTTTATATCCAAATCTATATTTAAATTACTACAAAAACGATCAATATAATCAAATGGATTTGTGCTATTAATATGTGTCATAGTACACTTAGACTGTTGATACATAATATCCTCATATTTCTTTTTACCTTTAGTCATTTCACTGACATTTATACCAAAAATTTCAGCAATTTCCTTCATTGACCTTGGAACATTATTTTTTTTACAACTAAAATATACACAATTAGCAACAATACCCTTGCGATTACTACCACGACTAATCTTTTGCTCACTCACCATTTTATAATTCGTTTTAGCATCTTCAATTATAATACCGGGAATATTTGCTTGTAAACACCGATTTTGAATATACGTAAAAGTATTCCATAGACTACGTTCTTTATATGGCATGATATTATATTGATGATATTGACGCAATTTACTAAAATCACCACCTTTTGAACCAATAATACTACCTAAACTACTTTCAGGTAATAATGAATTTGTTGGCATACCAACACGATTAGGATCCGAACCCTTTGTATCATTATCACCATAATACCGCCATTCTTGTTCCATATTAAGTTTTATATCTTGTTTCACACCACAATAACGACATTCATAACAACCTTCCTCAATAATTAACGCATCCTCTGCTCCACAATCCGGACAAAATGTTTCATCATAAATATCTATCTCTATACTATCATCCTCTTCAATAGTATTCGACTTATTTGTCTGCTTTAGACTATATAATAAACTAGTTAATTCGTTTTTATTGAAACCTATAGATGCTGTCATACTTATCTTTATATGGTTTACTTTATCTTATCTTTATATCCTTTTAATTTTATTTCAATTTTTTATTCTATATGTAATGCTTTATTAATATTTAAGTTATTGTATTATTTATATTTAAAGTTTTTATATGTTTAAATTAATATAATGGCTCGAAAAAAAAAACAATTATCTATTGTCTTAACAAATAGAAATAAAGAAAATAACACAGATATACTTGATGACGAACCTAGTAATTCATCATTAGAAGAAATAAATCAAGTTAATTTAGAATATAGTGAAAAAACAGTAATTGAAAATAACGAGAATACTGAAGAAATATCTGATAATCTGAAAAATGAAACAAATTATATTGAACCTCACTTATCAAATATAACACTAGATACTCAAATAGATATAATTATTGATACACAGCACCCTCAATTAGAAGAAACCGATACACAGCAGCCTCAACTAGAAGAAGTCAATACAACGCAGCCTCAACTAGAAGAAGTCAATA